GGCGCTGGGTTTGTTGATCGTCTGCGTCTTCGCCATGTCGGCTCCAGTGGTCAGTGGTCGGTGTTGAACTGCACGTCCTCGGTCACGGTCAGCGTGCCGGTAGGCGTGGTGGTGGCGGGCTCAGTGCCCTGCCTGGTGTGGTCAGTGATCTCGATGGCCAGCAGATCCCACATCTGTGCGGGCGGCAGCAGCGGCTTGCACGCCTGCTCCCAGTCCACCATCCACAGCGCCAGGCCCTTGTCGTCCACGGCTTGGCCGTAGAGGTTCTGGGCCTGCGCATCGGACTCCAGCGGGCCGATGGACAGTGCGGTCGTGTCACTGGGCACCCACAGGCTCAGCGTGATGCCCAGGCGCTCCGACAGCAGCATGGCCTCGCGCATGCGGGCCTCACGGCTCGTAGCGTTCTTGGTCACGATGAAGGCAGCCAGGCGAACCAGGCGCACGTTGCGGCCTGTCAGCCGGCTGCTCTTGCCCGGTTTCCAACCGAGCACGGTGACCAGGATGGCCGGGGCGTTGAACGACACCTTGGCGACTTCGGGGCCGCTGAACTCACCGGCATAGGCACGCACCTCGCGCACCTCTGCGGAGGTGAACGCCGCACGCACTTGGGCGATGACCTGGTCAAGCAGCAGCGCGCTCATGCCTGCGCCCGCCTGATCTCGTCGATCAAGATTTCGCCGATCTCGCGCTCACCCTCGGCCGTCATGCCCAGTACCGGCCGCGCCGGCAGGATCGTCTTGTGGCCTCTGCCGGTGGCGCCGCCAAAGTGGTGAATCGCGGCGTAGATGAGCGATGAGCCGATCTCGACACCCGTGTCCGTCAGTTGGTAGACGTAGCTGCTGCGCAAGTGGCCTTTGTCGAGCAGCGTCTTGCCTGCTCGCTCGATCGCTGCTTGCGACTGCAGCATGGGCGAGCCGTCGAACAGCGTCTGCCGCTGTATGTTGTCCAGCACTTCGGCAACGAAGTAATCGCCGATCTCGATGCGGGCGCGCCGGTAGCCATCTGCATGCAACTGCGCCAGGCGCTCCAGGTTCCGTTGCACCGCGGCATCGCCGAAGCTGATCGTGACGGCCACACCGCTCATGGCATGGCCTCACACGCATCGATCGGGCAGCAAAAAGGGGCAGCGCTCAGCATGCCCCATGGTTGCCTACCTCTGCACGGCGATCCGCACGAACAGATTCGCCCGAGGTGGTGTCCTCAGGCGCCGAAACGCGCCCAGTCGTAGCCGCTGCGCACTTGCCCAGTGAGCACCCTGCGTGCAGTGGTCGGCACCTCGGCACCCGTCTGCGTGACCAGTTTGATGCGACCCGTGGCGACGTCGCGCAGCCACCCGCGCCAGGTCTCGCAGCACTTGTCGATCCGGTCGGTCGCGTTGTCGCTGTCGTCAGCCAGACCGCAGCGTGACAGCGCCAGGCAACAGTCCTCCAGCGTTGACGCATTGGCATCCCCGGACGTGAGTGGCAGTGCCACAACCGCTCGCAGGTACCCATCCATGAATCGACTGGAGGTCGCGAGCTGGCGTGTCAGCCGATCAAGAGACGCCGTCGCGGCCCGCTGCTGCTCGGGCGTGGAATTTGCCGTCCAGGCGCCGCCCTCATAGCGTCGCAGGGCCTGTTGAAGTAGGTCAGCCGTCAGCAGCAGATCCTCGTCCATCAGCAACTGGACGGCCTCGGCCAGGCCGAACTTGGCGATGTACTGCTGCGGGGTGGCATAGCTGGCGTAGCTGGCGGCTGGTGCAGGCTGCAGCACCAGCGGCATGGTCAGGCCAATGGATGGGATGAAGGCAGCACCGAGCATGGAACCTCTTGATTGGTCAGTTGTCGTCAGCGGCCACAGCCACACGCTTCCACTCGCCAGCCGACAGCCCGCGGTCGTCACGGTAGAGGTCGGTCATCTCGGCGTGCTTGTGACCGAGGAGGGTCTGCACGTCGATGCCCTGTGCGCTGTAGAGCCTGGCAGACAGGCTGCGCACCTCGTGAAGGCTGGGCCACTCGGCCTGGCGGTAGGCCGACTCGCCACAAACCACCCGGATGCATTCTGCGAAACGGATCGACAACGAAGACTCTTCCAACGCACCCCCACCGCTCTTGCGTAGCAGTGTCGGCCCTGGTTCTCCGCTGGATCGGCAGTGCTCCACCACATCGCCGAGCGTCATGCCGATCGCATCAAGTCGCAGCGAGAGCGGGATGGCGACTCGCGCTCCGAACCCCTTCCCAGCTTGCTTCTGCTGCTCGACCTGCAGGTACCCATCGACGATGTCGTCGAAGCGCATCTTCGCCAGGTCAGCGCGGCGCTGACCGGTGAGCAGCGCGAGCAACAGGAGCGACTCCAACCACCGCTGGCGGCTGGCCTTCGCCAGCCCACGCATCTGCTGCCAGACCTCAAACGGTAGGCGCTTGCGCTTGACGCGGTGGGCCGGCAGCTTGACATGCGCGGCCGGGTTGCTCTCGGCCCAGTCGGCCGCGATGGCCTCGTTGTACGCATCCCGCAGCTCGGCCAGCACTCGCTGGGCAGTAGAGGTGTGGTCCGGCAGGTACTCCCGGCGTAGCGCCGTGATGATCTCGTGCGCCCGCAGCGCAGCAATCGGTCGAGCACCCCAGAGCCGACGCAGGCTCTTGATGCTCGCCTGGCGGTTGCGGACTGTCTGCAGCTTGTAGCCCTTCTCCAGCACCTGCCGCTCATGCACATCGAGCCATTCAGCCAGCGTGCGCCCGTGCGCCGGTGTGGGCGCCGTTGCCACCACGACCTCCGGGGCAGACGTAGAGCAGATCGGGGCGACGCCGGCCGGCATGGCCCGCAGAGCGGCTGCCATGAGTTCCAGCATCTGCGCCAAGTCTGCGGGGTTCATGTGTTACTCACCGGCAGGGTATTACGAACGCAGCTTGGTCAGGTTGTAGATTTCAAACTCGCCAATCTCGATGTAATTTCCTGTGCCTGCACCGTTGATTTTTGCGTAAACCTCAATCTGCGTGGTCGTGGTTGCGGTAATTGCGCGCTGAATTCGATGTGCCGGGACGTTTGTTACCGTGCCTGCCGAAAGCACTTGATACCCAATGCCATCAACCTTAATCTCCAGTGAAACATTGCCGCTGGCCCCATATCCACCCGTCGCAACGGCCATCACGAAAAGCTGTTCGTCACCGGCAGTCCATCCGGTCGTGACGATTTTGCGTAAATACGGATTACCGGTGGCCGTCGCACCAGTGAGCCGTGCGAAATTGCCAAGGAACCCTGTCGGCGCAGCCGCGATAGTTGCGTTTGCCGTACCCGCTTTCGACCATCCATTTGGAATGCCTGATGTCGAGTTGAGCATCAGGCAATTTCCGCCCGCGATCGTGCGACTGTCGCCCCCGCTCAGGTTATGCCAGGGGCGGAATGCATGCCGCACCGCGCCTGACAACTGCTCGCTGAACGCGGCTGCGGCGATGGATGCCGTCGCAAATGTCGGGTGGATGCCATCGCTGGCGGCCCCGACAACGTACTCACCCGTAGCCAGATCAACGGCCGCATACCACGGGTCAACTACGTCGATACCGATGTCCATTGCCATGATTTCCTGAGCTGCGCGCATATTCGTTGCCGCCGACTGCGAGCCATTGCGAGGCGGCGACAGCACCAGCAGAGGAGTTTCCCCGGCAGCGATGCATGCCTCTGCAATCGCCCGCATGTTTGCTCGGTTCGCAGCTACCGTTACCAGACTGCCGATGTCGTTTGCCATTTCCATAAATGGCACTAGCTTCACCTCGGCAGGAATGTCGGTAGCGAGTCGCGCCAGCATTTGCGCGGAGGTATTCCCTGCGATGCCGGCGTTTTTAATCCACACCAAGCCCGGCGTCTGGATGATGCCCTGATCGGCAAAGGAGATTCCAGACACGCCGGCCACAATACTGTTGCCGAGGAATGCGGTAGGGATTGCGCGGAGGAATTTGTTTTTTGCAAGTCGGGTGTAATAAGAGCGGTCCTCCCATGCCCCTGACACCGAGGATGACAGCGCGGCTTTTTCGGCCGGAGACCCGCCATCGATAACCGTCTGCAGACCCGTCATCGTTGCCGGGATCGCCCCAACGTCCGAGGCCACAGCCGATCCACGGCGCAGCAACGCCCACTTCTTCACGTCTCGCAGACTGAATCCCATGATGTCGTCCGATCAGGCGTAGGTCAAAGAGCTGCGGTTGTCGGCGATCTGCGTCATCGCGCCACCGGCCGCCCAGAAAATTCGGGTCACGCCGCCCGCGACCGTGACCTTCTGACAGCGCCACGCGGCGGCACTGGTAGCGGTGCCGGCCAGCGCCTCGCAGATGTACGTCACGCCTGGCGTCGATTCGTCGATCAGTGACGCGAGCACCCGGTCATCCGTCTCAGCAGGCATCCGGCCGCCGGACAGGCCCGGGATCTTGGCATCCAGGCTGGCGAGCTTGACCAGCTCGGCAGCCTGCGCCGTGGCTGTAGCTGGATCAGTCGACAGCTTCTCCAGGATCTGGTCGAGTACCGCCTTGGCGGCGGCCAGCCCGGCTGCTGTAGCCAGTGGGATCAGTGCCTGCGCGACCTGCTCCACAGCCACGACAACGGCGTCCTGCCCCGACTGGGTAGCTCCCAGAGGGTCATGGACAGGCATCGGTGTGGTGGAAGACACGGGCACTGGTGACCCAGTAGGACCATGCACCAGCCGGGCGACAGGCACCTTGATGCCAGCGGCAAGCTGCTCAGCCAGGAACTGGTACTGGTCTTCGCCAGACTGCGCTTTGTACGAGGTGTCCATCGGTCTGCTCAGGCGTGGGTTACTGGGCGGTCTCAGCCGGCTTCACGAGTTCCTGCGGTGCAACCACCTGCAGCGTGTGCCCGAGCAGCGGTGCAGCCTGCTGCTCGGTCAACTCGATCGACTCGTCGATTTCGTACAGCACGCCATCGTGTGACAGCGGGCTGATCACGCGGTACGACACGGCGTCGCCACCGGCCGCCTTGGTGACGGCCTCCTTCTTCTTGGCGCCGCTCATGGTCACGCCACCACGTTCGAGAACAGGTAGCCCAGGTCCGGCGCCGTGATCAGCTCGACCACACTTTCACCGGACCGCACCCGCTTGCCGCCCCGCAGGCCGACATCCGGGTCTTCGATGACGCCCGCGATGCGATCGCCCCATTGCGCCGTGAAACCGAAGTTGATCTGGCCTTCCATCTCCACCTGCTCGGAGCGGTAGAAGAAGGATGCGTGCGGTCCCCAGGCGCGCTGCAGGTTGGCTGTCTGGCCGGGTGCCGACGTGTCCAGGAACGCACCACCGATGAAGATCTCGCGCAGGCCCAGCTCTTCGGCGAAGTCCTGGATGCGAGCGCTGCCGCGGGTGCTCGCGCTGCCGTACAGGCGCTGGATCACCTCGGGGTTGCGCCGCGTCTTCGACCACGCGATCTGCCCGAACGTCGCATAGTTCGGCCGCACGACCATCGTGTTGAGCGCGTCCTCGATGGCGCCGATCGGGTCGCTGTTGGTGTAGTCGGACCACTGCGATGTGCCGCTGAGCGTCACCTTGTTGCCGACTGCGTAGTTGGCTGCGCCGAACACGAGGTCAGCCGCCCGCTTTTCACGGCGGTTCAGCACAGCACCGGTGAGCAGCTTGGCGTAGCGCGACTCGGGGTCCACGGTGCTCACGTAGCCGGCGCCAGCGGCCTTGGCGCGCTGGTACGCCTCGATGTCCTTGTTGGGGATGGGTGCGTCCAGGCCGTGGTCCTGCGTGGATGCGGTCAGCTCGGCGCTGCTCCAGTCCAACTGGTTCGGAGCCGACTTGCGGCCCACGAGGGTCTCCGGCGTGCGGAAGGCATCGCCCTTGCCGTACTTCGGGTACCGGAACAGCTCGGTGTCGACGCCGACACGCGGCAGCACCTTGTCGGCGATCAGCTCGCCCTGCGGGTACGCCACCGCGATCGCGGACAGGCTGGGAATGATGACGAACGGGGCAGTGGCCATGCGTGGCTCCAGTGGTCAGAAGATCAGGTAAGGGGATCAGGTCAGAGCTGACCCAGAGCGCGCAGGTACGTGATCTCGTCGCCCGAGACACCTGCGATCTCTGCACGGCCGATCACCTGGTTGGTGGCAGTCGTCGTAGCGATGGCCGCACCAGTGGCATTGCAGGTCAGCCAGTCGCCAGCAGCGACCGTGCCGCCGAGCCGCACCTTGGGCAGCGGGCCCACCGCGACATCGACCATTTCGCCGGTCACGTGGTCCAGCTCGTCGCTGGTCCCCAGCAGCTTGTCCGTCGCGGCGGCACCGACCACGACGCCACCGGAGGCGCCCGGCTTCACGATGCTGTAGCGCGCGACGGCGCCTTCAGCCTTGAAACTGCGCGAATCACTGTTGATGGCCATGAGGCTCTCCTCTGTATAGATAGTGGGGACGGCGCCGTCAGGCGGCCGGGGCGTTGCTGGCGACGACGTGGGCCACCGCCGACTCGATCTGCACGACACGACCCTGCTTGGCTT